GTTGCGGCACTTTGCGGCCACGGCTGTCGGGTACATCAGGCGGCAGCCGGTCGAGGCGGCGCTCGCCGAGCTGTACGGCAGCTACGGTGACTACGAGGCGACGCGCGGCGTCGTCGAGTGGCGGACCCGCGCCGCGACAGCTCCGGCGACGACCACGACCGCAGGTTGGGCGGCCGAGCTGGCGGTGACCGGGCAGGGTGCCTTCGTCGACCTGATCATGGCCGGCAGTATTTACCAGCCGGTCAGCAGCCGCGGGTTCTCGGTGACGCTTGGCCGCTACGGCCAGATCAGCATGCCGACGCGGGCGACGACGCCTACCATTGCCGGCTCGTTTGTGGCCGAGGGTGCCCCGATTCCGGTGCGCCCGGCGGCGCTCACGACTGTCACGATCGGTCTCAAGAAAATGGCCGTCATCACGTCGTACACGCGGGAGCTAGCCGAGCACTCGACGCCGGAGATCGAGGCGTTGCTGCGGCGGCTCATCGTCGACGACACAGGCGTAGCGGTTGACAGCGTTTTTATCGACGCCAATGCCGTATCCGCGATCCGGCCTGCCGGCATCAGGAATGGCGTCGCGGCGATCACCGCAACGACCGGCGGCGGGTTCACCGCACTGGTCGGCGACATCAAGGCGCTGGTCGGGGCGCTGGCGGCAGTCAACGCGCTGCGCAACCCGGTATGGATCATGAATCCGGTGCAGGCGATCGCAATCAGCCTCACGCAGAACAACGGCGGCGACTTCCCCTTCCAGGCCGAGATCAACGGAAACCGCATGATGGGTTATCCGGTGGTCGTCTCATCCACCGTGCCGGCCGGCATGGTGATCCTGATCAACGCCGACGATTTGATGGTCGTCGCAGGCGACACGCCAAGATTCGATGTATCCGACCAGGCGACTCTGCACTTCGAAGATACATCCCCGTTGCAATTAACAACCGGAGCGCAAGGCAGCGCCGTGGCTGCAACCCCAACTAGATCTATGTTCCAAACCGACAGTTTGGCGCTTCGCATGGTGCTCCCGATGAACTGGGCAATGTTAAGGACAGGCTCAGTTGCCTGGACCCAGGGCGTCACTTGGTAATTCGCAGATACGGATGGCGGACGCCGGGCAGACGCCTCGCCCGGCGCCTCGTCACGAAGGAGGACGTGGATGCAAACAACGGTTCAGACCAACCTGACGGAACAGCAGCAGGCCGCGAGGTCCGAATACGACGAACAGAAGGAGAGGCGGGCGGCGCTCACGACGTCGACTCTGATGGTGACGGAAAACAGCCGGCCGATCCCGACGCAGGAGGAAAACGACCTGTTGCGGCTGGGGCTGATGCACCCGGACGATATCAGCAACCCGGCGTCGCCAAAGATGCCGGCTCTGGAAGTGCAGCGGGCGTACCTGACAAGCGGGGAAGGTAGCGTCGAGCCGGTCAGGGAAGAGCCTCCGGCAACGCCGGCGCGGCAAGTGCCGCCGCCGCGGCCACAGCCCGAACAGCGGCCGGCCGAACGCAACGTGCCGCGCCCGCCGGACAGCGACAAGCGCTAGATGGCGTCTGCTTGGGGCGGGATGCTAACGCGCATCTTCCGCCCTGTTGCCAAGGCCGCGCCGGTCACGCTGGCGACCGGGGGTTATATCCCGCCGTCATGGCCGGCGAATTTCTGGCAACTGGGCTACGACCCGGTCCGCGTCGGGGGCGGCGCCATCGTGCATTCGTGCATTGCCTGCTACAGCCAGACTGCGGCGATGTGCCCGCCGGCCCACTGGCGCTCGACCGGCGATGGCGGGCGCGAGCGTGTCACCACCTCGGCGCTGTCGCGCGTGATGGTGAAGCCCAACGTCTATCAGAGCGGGTCGGACTTCGTCCTCAATTTGGTTGGCGCGCTCTACAGCGACGGCAATGCGTATGCCTACGCGACGCGGAACAATCGCTATGAAGTGGACGCACTACACCTGATGAGCAGCCCCTCTTGCGGCGCCTGGGTCGCGAGCAATGGGGAAATCTTCTATTCGATCGCCGGCAACCCGGTGGTCGAGCGTCTCTTGACGAAAGAAGCGGCCAAGGCCGTGCCGGCGCGCGACGTGCTCCACGTCAAGCTCGATGCGCGCGACGGCGATCCGCTCAAAGGCGTGCCGCCCTTGACCAACGCGATGCTCGACATCGCGGCGAGCAATAGCATGGTGCGCCAGGCGCTCGACTTCGCGCAGAACGCTGCCAAGCCGAGCGGTGTCCTGACGACCGACCAGCAGCTCGAAACTTGGCAGACGGCGGAGATCCGCCAGGCGTGGCTCGACCGGACGACCGGCGCCAATGCCGGCGGCACGCCGATCCTGTCCTCAGGTCTGAAGTGGCAGCAGGTGTCGTCCACGTCGAGGGACGCCCAGCTCGCCGAACTCCTGCAGATCGCCGACGGGCGCATCGCCACGGCATACCGCATTCCGCTGCCGCTCCTGTCCCTGTGGGGCGCGCAGATGCAGGCGGGCGGTGAAGACCAAATGCGCTTCTGGGTGAGCGGTGCCTTGGGGTTCAGTCTTAACCACGTCGAGGACGCCATCGGCAGGTTCTTCGGCCTGGCGGGATACCCGAGCGAGTATCTCGAGTTCGACACCGCAGTCTTGCTGCGCTCGAACCAAAAAGACCGCGTCGCGGCGCTGGCGCAGGCGGTGCAAGGCGGGATTTACAGCCCGAACGAGGCGCGGGCGCTGGAGGACCTGCCGGCGGTCGAGGACGGTGATTCGCCTCGGGTCCAGCAGCAGGTGATTCCGCTGGTAGCCTGGTCGCAGCCGCCTCCCAGTTCGCCGCGCCCCGACGCGCCGGCCGCACCGCCGGGGCCGGACGCGCCGGCCGCCAACACGAACGAGCCGCAGGACACCGAGGCGGCCAAGAACGCCGGAGTGGCCGCGATGCGGAAGAGCTATGCCGGCGCTTGACGAACTCGCCGCCTCGCTCGGCGGTGAGCTTGGCGCCATTGCCGCCCGCATCGAGCGCGACCTGATGCTGCGCTTTGCGCTGGAGGCCGAGCGGCTCCGCGCGGGGCAGGCCGAGTTCGAGCTGCGCGTCGAGCGTGCGGTTGCCGAGCGGCTGGCGTCATTGAAGGACGGCGAGCCGGGGCCGCCGGGAGAAAGCGTCATTGGGCCGCCAGGCCCGCCGGGCGAGAGCATCGTGGGGCCGCCGGGAGCAGACTCCGCAGTGCCAGGCCCGCCGGGAGAGGTGCCCTATGTCGGCGAGGTCTGCGGCCTGTTCGATCCGGAGCGCCAATACTGCAAGTACGACCTCGTCAGCCTGCACGGCGCCGAGTGGCGCGCGAAGTACGATGCGCCGGGGCCGCTGCCGGGCGACGGGTGGGCATTGGCGGCCAAGGCAGGCGAGCGCGGCAAGCGGGGCGAAGCAGGCCCGCGCGGGGAGCGCGGCATGCCGGCGGCGAGCATCGCGGAGTGGCGGGTGCGGGACTTCCGCGCCGTGCCGGTGATGAGCGACGGCAGTGTCGGCCCGGCGCTCGACCTCGGCGTGCTGTTCGCGCAATACCACACCGAGGCGGCCAAGTGAGACCGCTCTACACCACGATCGTGACGCCGGCGCTCGAGCGCAACCTGGTAAGCCTCGACGATCTGCGCGAGCAGCTCCGGGTGCGGCCGGGCGACGTCGCCAACGACGCCTGGCTCACCAAGGTCATTGCGCGGGCGAGCCTGGCGGCGGAACGCTACTGCAACCGTATCTTTTCGCTGCAGAGCTATCTCGACACGTTCCTCTCCGGCGTCACCGGCATGACCGGCGAGCCGCTGATGCTCAGCCAGGCGCCGGTCGACCCGGCGAGCCTGGAGGTGACGCTCGACGGCGCGGGCCTGGCCGCGGGCGATTATGCGCTGGAGCCGCTCGCGGGCCATCTGTGGCGCATCACGGAGCCGAAGGCGTGGGTCGTCGGGGGCGGCGGTCTGTCCGTGCTCTATGACGCCGGGTTCGCCGAGATCCCGGCCGATGTGCAACAGGCGGTGCTCGACCTCTGCACGATGGAGTCCTCGGGGCGCGGGCGCGACCCGATGCTGCGCGCCACCGAGTCGCCGGGCCTCGGACGGCAAGAGTACTGGGTGGGCGGCGTGCCGGGCGGCTCGTTGCTGCCGCAGGACATTGCCAGCCTGTTGAACCCGTACAGGCGCGGCATGGTCGGATGAACACGGCGCGCGGCATCCTGATCGACGCCAAGCTGGATTTGAACGACACCCGGCTGCGGGTGCGGCTCGACACACTGCCGGACAAGCTGCGCCGGCGGCTCGCCTCGACGATCGGGCGGTTGACCAACGAACTCCTGCACAAGGTCGAGGCGCGCGAGCCGGTGCGGACGGGACGGTTGCGGCGGTTGACACAAGCCTATGTCGACGACAACCGGATCAAAAACTTTGTGCGCGGGCGGGTGCGGGTGCTGCGGAGCCGGCGGCACAATACCGCGGCGGCGGCCGGTGCGCTCGAGTACGGCAGCACCGGCAAGAAGTTTGCGGTCAGGGGTTACTACAGGCGCGGCGCGCGGGTGGGCGGTTACCAGCGGGTCGGCGGCATTACCGAGATGCGTTTCCTGCGCGGCCCGGCGGCGGCGATGCTGCCAAAGGCGCGGGCCGAGTTGCGGCGGCTGCTGCAGGATCTCTGAAGGACTGACATCATGGCATTGGTTGTGCTCAACGGCCCGACTATCGCGGCCGGTCAAAGCCTGTCGTCGGGGCTCGATTGCACCAGCGGCCGGCTGGTCCGCATCACAATGCCGGCGGCGTGGACAGGGGCCAACCTGAGCTTCCAGATATCGAGCGACGGCGCTTTCTACAACGATTTGTTCGGCGTCGACGGGACCGAGTTGATTATTCCGGTCGTGGCGGGGACGGCTGTCGTGGTGGCGCAGCTCGGCGCCGCGCTCGAAGCCATCCAGTTCCTCAAGCTGCGTTCCGGCTCGCGCAGTTATCCCGTCGCGCAATCGGCAACACGGGACTTTGCCGTGGCAGTCGAATCCGCCGCCGCGCGATGAACCGAGAAGCCATCGTCGGCGCCCTGTTGAACAAACTCGGCGGGCCGCCATTGGTGGCGCCGTTCAGCGCCGACACGACGACAGGGTCGGCCACGCT